GGATTTGACATCCCCTGGAGATGGATGGAAACTTGTGTATACCACCGCTATAGCTTTCAGCGTATAGGGCAGTACCTTCCCCTCCGTGCGATCATATGACTAGGTCATAGAACTCACAAATAATACTTGTTACCAGAGTATTATGGAGATTCCCAGTAAGAGCCTTTTGGTAAACTAGAAGGTCATCTTATTATGGTAATTTAAAATGAATTAAATTAAAACCATGAAAAGAGTAACACTTCTAAATAACAAAAGTAAACAACTTACAAATAACAAAATTGGTTCAGTTGGTCACATCTCTATGAGATTGTTTCCACACTGACTAAGATTGTTAGTATGATGTTTACAATTGTCTCCAGCTCCGTACAAGAAGTTTGGTGCTAGAATAGCATCTCTTTGAAAGTACAACGGTGTTTCTTTCACCGTTCAATACTTAAAAGAATGTACTAGAATAGTCCAACATTTTGTATCGGGCCATCCGGTCTTCACAACTAATGTGATGCCGATTGGTTTAGCCGGAGGGCTTCCTCTTATAATCCCTGGTTCTCTTAGACTTTTATTAAGATCTAAAGACCATAAGACTATTAGAGGAGTCCTATCTACCTTAGCGGTATATAGAATAATGAAGATGCCTTGTGTTCTTAAGTTAGAAACAATAACAGACCCTTTTAAAGGTCAGTCATTGACTCTTCCTAAGCACGAGATCATCGATGGATTAGAAGCACTTGGTATCTCTGTTCCAAAATATGGACAGAGACCATACCATTTGACTTTATCTAATCCATTAATATATCTATTATCCGCTGGGCCGAACGACTCTACATCTATGTTAGGTATCTGAAAAGATATCTATGCATGATATATGAGTCCCTTATTCCCTACTCTTATGTCTTTTATTGGACATTTGAAAGGGGGTCAGGCTCTTTGAAACTTGATAACTTCTGAGATTTCTCATTGAGAGACTACTGGGGTTAAACCCTCAGTAAATCCTATCGATTTGAAACTTGGTAAGTTATCAGTTAAAGAGGAAGCAGCCGGAAAGGCTAGAGTGTTCGCTATGGCAGACTCTATAACACAGAGTGTTATGAGTCCTCTACATTCATGAGTGTTTGAAAGGTTAAAAGCCATCCCTATGGATGGAACATTTAATCAGTCAGCACCATTAAGTAGACTTGTCAATCTTTATAAAGAAGGACAATTGCCAGGCGTAACATTCTATTCTTACGACTTGAGTGCCGCCACTGATAGGTTACCTATCTCAATTCAGGAGCAAATCCTTTCCAAATTATTTGGAGTTGGATTCGCCCAGAACTGAAGATCTCTATTTGTCAATAGAGACTGATATTTAGATGGAATTCCATATAGATATGCAGTTGGACAACCTATGGGGGCCTTATCATCATGAGCAATGCTTGCATTGACTCATCATGTAATTGTACAGATTGCTGCAATTAGGGTTGGTAAACCCAAATTTAGC